CGGCGCAGCGGGATACGCATCCGCCCTGTTGGGTTGCCGGTGGTGGGGCAACAGGTGTTATTCTGATGAACTTTTCAATGACGGCGCAGGCTGCGCAGCTTGGAGGGGGAAATCCTGTCCTTCCCCTCATGCCGTCACCCTATTTAGGACAGGTTGAAAGGACAGAGATGGACGATACTTTAACTAAGCCGCGAGTACACGGAAACAACCAGTCAGTTGACACGAAATACGCAACTGTTCTTGTTGATGACGCTTTGACTTTTATCGAATCAGGACGCATCCAGAAGGGTGTTGATTTGTTGCGGCGTGTTTTGACGCTGTTACCAGATTTGGGACTTGAGCGTCAAGAAGCATACAAAAATAAGCGGATTGAATGCAGTAGGGGGTTTAAATGAGAGCAAGGAATATCAAGCCCGGCTTCTTCTCCAATGAACTACTTGGCACATACGATCCGATCATCACACTGCTGTTCTCTGGTCTGTGGTGCCTGGCCGATAAGGATGGGATTCTAGAAGATCGTCCGTTGCGCATCAAGGCAGAGCTGTTCCCATACCGTGAAGGTTTGGACATTAACGGTTATATAACCGTTATGGAACGGGATGCATTTTTGACCCGCTACGAAGTGGATGGCGTGAAGTACATCCAGATTAACAACTTTGCAAAACACCAAAGCCCTCACCACACAGAAAAATCAAGAGGATACCCAAAGTGCCCGGCCACACAAGCCTTTGCAGGTAAGCCGGTACTAACACCGTTAAGCAACGGTGAATGCAAGGTGCCAGAACGCTCTGATTCATTGATTCCTGATTCATTGATTCCTGATTCACCGCCAACAAAAGTTGACGGATTGTTTGAGCAATTTTGGAGTTCCTACCCAAAGCGTAAAGCTAGGGGGGCCGCAACAAAGGCATGGTCGAAGCTGAAGGACAAAGCCAACACCCTGCAAGCAATCCTAACTGCACTGGCATGGCAGCGTTCTAGCCAGGACTGGACGAAGGAGGGCGGGCAGTACGTTCCTTACCCTGCTTCGTACCTGAACGCACAAGGCTGGCTTGACGAGCGGCCAGCTGGAATCGCACTTGTGCAAGCTATCACGCCAGAGCAAGCCGCCGCACAAAAGGCCGAACAGATTGCAATTGCCCGTGCCGCCCACTTTGCGCAGGAGCAAGCTGCATGAGCCTGCCTGCATACGGACGCGACCTGATCGCATATCAGCGCCGGGGCATGAATGTGCCGTGGTTGATTATTTCCCTTGATTTCTCGCTAGGAAGGGGTTTGCCGCGCGTCGTTGTTACGGATGACACCGACATAGCAACTCTCGATTTGAACCTTGTGGCTGGGCTGGAATGCACCGTAGCGCACAAGGGCAAGACCATCCGTGCGCTGGATGTTGCTGAATTGGCTTTGAAGTGTGGCGCGATCCGGTGTGGCGTGTTTGACCGAAACGTCAGCGAAATGATTACGACCGACGAAGTTCGGATGATTAGAGGGGTTGGGTAATGTCTGTGATTAACAGTTTCGATAAGTTCGCTAATTCAAACATCATGCGAAATGTTGACTTGAGCAAATACCAGACTGAGAGCGTAAGCCACAACGTCAAGCCTGCCAGCGAATACAAGTTGCTGCTGCGCGATCGTCTGGTCAACCGTGGCAACGGCGATCCACACGCAACGGTTATGCCGTTCAACCACATGCGTGGCAAGTTTGAAATGCGCCAGCACGAACTGACGATATGGAGTGGATACAAGGGGCACGGAAAGTCGCTGATGATTTCGCAGGTATTCATGGCAGCAATCAAACGGGGAAAGCGGGCTTTCATCTTGTCGCCTGAGTTCCGGCCTGAGTCGGTACTTGAGCGGATGCTGTACCAGCATTGCCGCACCACCGAGCCGACCATTGACCATGTAAACGAATTTTTCGATTTTCTGATGGATCGCATGTGGCTGTACGACACGCAAACCAGCCTGAAAACGGATGACGTGGTGGCCTTGTGCCGCTATGTGGCAGACACCTTGCAGCCCGACCACATCCTGATTGACAGCCTGATGAAGTGCGGCATGGGGCCGGATGACTACGCCGGACAAAAGCAGTTTGTTGACCGTATCCAGTCAGTCGCCCACTCCAACCCGGTGCATATTCACCTTGTCGCCCACGCCCGCAAGACCAACGACGACAGCAAGCCGCCACGCCTGCACGACATCAAGGGCGCAAGTGAGATTGCAGACATGGCCGAGAACGTCATTGTCGTTTGGCGCAACAAGGAAAAGGAAAAGAACCCAGGACAAAAGCACGACGAACCTGACGCAAGCCTGACGGTTGAGGCGCAAAGAAATGGCGATGGCTGGATTGGTTCGGTAAACCTTCTGCATGACCCTGAAACACAACTTTTCTTTGAACCCGGAAACCAACCTGATGCAAGCGAATATGTCCGCTTCTAAAGCAGTACCGCGCCAGTTCATTGCTGATTTTGAACTGGTAGCCGCCCATTACAACCTGCGCCAGCTTGGCGAGTATGAAACGGCCAAAGCAGCCGCACGCACCGACCTGGACAACGCCATCCCAACCTTTGCTGCGCTGGCCTCTGAAATCAGGCACGACGCGAGGGCAGCAGCATGACCAGCCCATCCGTCCCCCCACGCCGCATCGTCCTGGCCGCCGAAGACCAGCGCACCCGCGTCAAGTCCCGCAAGCCCGAGAGCCTGCTGATGCGCTTCGAGAAGGGTGCGCTTGTCCCCGCTGACGGCTACACGGCAAGGCGCATCGTCGAGCGCGGGTTCCGGGTGGGAGACCAGGTGCTTACGACGTTCAAGAAGCCGGTGAATCCTGGTTTCTTCCGCAAGGCGCATGTGCTTGGTCAGGTGATTGCCAACAACATCGACGAGTTTTCCGGGCTGGATGCTCATACCGTGCTGAAAAGGTTGCAAGTAGAGGCGAACGTCGAATGTGACGAGATTCCGTTGAACATGGACATCCTCGGGCAGAAGGTACGAATTAGCCACCGCACGCCGCGCAGCCTCGGCTGGGAAAGCATGGACGGCGCCGAGTTCATGGCTACGATTCGTAGGCTGTCGAACTACGTGGCGGAAACCTACTGGCCTAGCCTGACGGGTGAGGCTATCGAGCGCATGGCCGACCTGATGCCTGAAGCCGCATGAACACGAAACCAAACCCCGGAAGCAACGAAGCAATCGACCAGGGCTGCACCTGTGCCGTGCTCGATAACCACCACGGGCGAGGTATCACCATCAACGGAAAAACCGAGTTTTGGGTTGACTCAGCCTGCCCGATACATGGGCATGTTCCGATGTTTGCAGGCCGCGAGGAAGAACCTGAATGACCAATGCCGAACGCGCCCACATGGATCGAGTCGCGCAGCTACCGTGCGCGCTATGCGGTGCGCCTCCACCCAGCCAAGTCCACCATCTACGCGAGGGGCAGGGCATGTCACAGCGCGCCTCAAACTGGCTTGTTGTACCCCTGTGCCCAAGCTGCCACCAAGGCCCGCAGGGAATCCACGGCGACCAGACCATGCTGCGCATCTACAAGATAGACGAAATGGACATGCTGGCTGATACGATCAGGAAGACCCAGGCTAATGCTTAATTACGAGGACGTAAAACTCTGTTGAGAAACTGAAGACTGAATGAATGGGTAAGCCGTGCGCCCTGTAGCGCGGTAATCGAGGAACAAACATGGCACTGATCATCATCACCATAATAGACAACGCCGAAGGCGATACCGACGTTTCGTTCCAGGCCGAACCCATGATCGACGCGAACAACCCGGACGCCATGCTTTCCGGTGCCCAGGTGGTCGCACTCAACATGCTGCGGGCAGCCAAGGGTGGCGCACCCGTCAAGCATGACCGTGGAATGATCCAACTCATCAACTGATAGGGGCCAGCATGGAAGAAGAACGTACAGTCAACACGGGCGGCGAGATTGTTTCGACGCTTCTTCCGGCACTGGCTGGTCAGATTCTGCAGGATGCGGCGGAGACCCCGCTCGACTTAACTTCGCTCGACCCGGCAATGAAACGACGGAAAGCGATTGATAAGGCTCATGAGATGGTGCAAGCGAGATGGCCCAACCTGTTCGCAAAATTATGATCTCGATAGCCGTGAATGAAAAAGGCTATCGCATTGGGGAGGATCATCCACATGCGCGGTACACAAACAGAGAGATTGGGCATGTCCTTGAAATGCGGGACGAGGGAAAAAGTTACGGGTTCATAGCTACGGTGATGGACATGCCGAAATCAACCGTCGCAAGCATCTGCACTGCTAAAAGGCGTTGCCAGTGCGCGATGATGTTCAAGACGATAGTGGAGGGGTGAGCGTGGAAACTAAAACATGCGGCCAGTGCGGAAAGGTTAAGGAGCTTGGGGAGTTTTATTTCAGGAAGGATATAAACAAGTTTTCATGTACATGTAACAAGTGCAACGGGATACGTCGGGAAAAATGGCGGGAAAACAATCCAGATAAAGCGAGGGCAAGCATAAAAAAATGGCGGGAAAAGAACAAAGAAAAAATATTGGCATCGAAGAAAAAATGGAATAAAAAAAACATAGATAAGGTTATTGCAGAAAAAGCGAAATCGATAGCCAAATTATCTGATGGATATGTAGCATCTGCGCTGGGCATACGTATTCAATACTTATCAACAGAACTTATTGAACTAAAACGGCAGCAAATACTGATTCACCGAAGCACCAAGCAGTTAATTCAAACCATTAATGAGAAACAAGATGAGCGTTAAAGAAGTGATCCGTACCGCTGGTGATGTCCGCCGCACCCTGGCACAAACGATGGTTGATATTCGTTCTGGCGATCTTTCAGTTGATAAAGGCATGTGCATTGCATCGCTTGCAAAGGAAATAACGGCATCCATCCAGGCCGAGGTGAACGTGGCAAAAGTCCGTTCCGTCATGCTGAACGAGGGCAAGAGCATCGGAAACCTGACCCAAATTGGAAAGATGGTCATTGAAGACAGTGGAACCCCTACGCTGTCAGGCGAGGAATAGGTGATTAAGTGCTGAACCCCAAACAACAAGACTTCTGCCGTGAATATCTGATCGACCTGAATGGAAAGCAGGCCGCTATTCGTGCTGGGTACAGTCAAAAGACGGCTGAAGTGCAGGCATCCAGACTATTAAGTCTTGCTAAGGTTCAGGCATATTTGAAAACGGTGATGGATGAGCGATCAAAACGCACCGAGATCACTCAGGATTATGTGCTTAACACCATCGTCTCCACGGTCGAGCGTTGCCAGCAGGCCGAGCCGGTGATGGAGCGCAATCAGGACGGGGATATGCAACCCACTGGCGAATACAAGTTCGATGCAACCAACGTGCTGAAGGGTTCTGAACTGCTTGGGCGCCACCTCGGCATGTGGAATGACAAGCTGAAGATTGCCCATTCATTCGAGCAGATGAGCGACGAAGAACTGGAAGCCGAGATTGCAAGCCTTAAATCCTCCATCTGATACACGCAAGGCGAAGGAACGGCTGCTGGCGGCACTGCGTGAGAAGAAGCGGCGCAATCCGTGGTCGCCTCTTGATGGGCCGCAATCTATGGCCTACAACAGCATGGCTGACATCATCGGATATGGCGGGGCAGCCGGGGGCGGCAAGACCGACCTAGCGTGCGGCAAGGCGCTGACCCAGCATCGCAAGGCTATGATCCTGCGCCGGGTGGGAACGGAACTGACCGGCGTCATCGACCGGCTTGAAGAACTGATCGGCAGCCGCGACGGATACAACGGGCAGTCGAACATCTGGCGCAGACCAAAGCTGCAGATCGAGTTCGGCGCAGTGCCGAATGCCGGGGATGAGCGCAAGTATCAGGGCCGACCGCATGACCTGCTGGTATTCGATGAGGCTACCAACTTCCTCGCCCAGCAGGTTCGGTTCCTGTTGGGCTGGCTGCGCACCACGATACCAGGCCAACGATGCCAGGCGCTGTTCACCTTCAATCCGCCGACCAGCGCCGAGGGCCGCTGGGTGATCGACTTCTTTGCGCCGTGGCTAGATCGCAAGCATAGCAAGCCTGCGCTGCCGGGTGAACTGCGCTATGCAGCTTCGCTGCCCGCTGATGGAGCGCACCCGAATGGCCGCGACATGTGGGTTGAGGATGGCAGGCCGTTCGTGCTGGTGGATGGTGAACCGTCCTATGACTTCGATCCTGAAAGCCACTCAGCCGACGACATCATCACCCCGCAAAGCCGTACCTTCATTCCTTCGCGGATAACTGACAACCCTTACCTTTTGGGAACTGGCTACATGGCTCAACTGCAATCACTGCCCGAGCCGCTGCGCTCACAGATGCTAAAAGGAGACTTTACGGCGGGCATCGAGGATGACGCGATGCAGGTCATCCCGACATCATGGGTGGAGGCTGCCCAGGCGCGCTGGAAGAAACCAGACAAGCTGGCGCCGATGGACTCGATGGGTGTGGACGTGGCGCGCGGTGGCCGCGACCAGACCATCATCGCCCGGCGTCATGGCATGTGGTTCGATGAGGCGCTGGTGTATCCTGGCACGGCAACACCAGACGGTCCAACCGTGGCAGGCATGACAATCGCAGCCATGCGTGACAGCGCGCCTATCCATATCGACGTGATCGGAGTCGGGGCCAGCCCTTATGACTTCCTGAACGATGCAGGCCAGCAGGTGATTGGCATCAACGTGTCTGAGGCGGCGACCGGAACAGACAAGTCAGGGCGGCTGCGCTTCAAGAATCAGCGCAGTGAGTTGTGGTGGAAGTTCCGCGAGGCGCTTGACCCGGCCAGCAACACCGGCATTGCTATTCCGCCTGACTCACGCCTGCTGGCCGACTTGTGTGCACCGACATGGGACTTATCCGGATCAGTCATCCAAGTTGCAAGCCGCGATCATATTCTTGCCAAGATTGGGCGATCACCTGACTTCGCCAGCGCCTACGTCCTGGCGCTACTGGATACACCGAAGATTGATGACATCAGGGCAATGGTTGGCGGCAATTCCAGGCGCGACTATGACCCGCTTGCCCACCTGCGCTGATATGGCTTATCGCCCGATGGTGTAGTCAGGCCAGCCGAGCAGCACGCCGATGACGATGGTCGCTGCAACGAACGAGAAATAGAGCCAGCCTATCGGCGGGATTGATCGCACCTCATCAATTACTTTTCGGGCGAACCCTCGCTCATCTACATACCTTCCGCATTGATCAAACATGATGTTCTCCTGTAGTCATCCTGAAGTATAGGGTGCGCGTATCGGTTTGCCTACGGCATAGATTGCCGGTATGGAAACCAATCCCCTAATCTTCATCGGTATGCCGTCCATTGAGGCGGTGCGCGATCTTGAGCAGTGCCTGCTCGATCATCCGCAGGTCGATCTTGGAGTTTCCCATGTGATTCACGGCGGCATGTGTGCGCGAACTGGAATGATCCCGGCTGGAACTGTCCTGACCGGCGCGCTCACCAACATGGACAACATCTGTGTCATGTACGGAGACATCACCGTTACGACAGATGACGGCGTGCAGCGACTGACTGGGTTCAACGTCCTGCCAGCCAAGGCCGGTGCCAAGCGCGCTGGAATTGCGCATTCTGATACCTGGTGGACAACCATATTGCAAACAGATCTCACTGACATCGTTTCCATCGAGGACGCGATGACAGATGAATCCGCACTGCTGCTTACGCGGCGCCCAGGTATTCAGTTCGAGGAAAAGACCATATTGGAGAATAGTGATGTTCGGACTTAGCGCAGCAGCAGTGGCTGCAATCGGGGCAGTGGCGACTGTTGGCGTGGCGGTATACAACGGACAACAGCAGGCATCTGCGCAGAAGAAGGCGCTGGCACAGGCGACATCAAACGCGCAGGCGCAGGCGACCGCCGCAGACCAGGTGATGAACAAGTCCAACCAGAAGACACCCGACACCCGCAATAGCATCGACGCCGCAATGATGGCCGGGCGGGGCGGGCAGTCTGGAACGATGCTCACCGGGGCGTCTGGCATCGACCCGAATTCCCTGTCACTCGGCAAGTCAACCCTGCTGGGTCAATAAGTGGACAAGTCCAAGGACGCACTCACTCCGCGACAGCGCTTGCTGTTGCGTCTGCAGTTCCTGAAGCTGGAACGTGCAAGCTGGATCGCCCACTGGCGCGAGATCAGCGAATACCTGCTGCCGCGCTCGGGCCGATTCTTCGTGACCGACCGAGACCGTGGCGAGAAGCGTCACAACTCGATCAACGACTCGACCGCGACCATCGCGCTGCGCGTGCTGGCTGCCGGGATGATGTCTGGCATGACCAGCCCGGCGCGTCCGTGGTTCCGTCTCACCACCTCCGACCCGGCGCTGGATGAGTCAACCGAGGTGAAGGCATGGCTGGCCCAGGTCACGCGCCTGATGCAGATGGTGTTCGCCAAGTCCAATGTCTACCGTGCACTGCACTCGATGTATGAGGAATTGGGCGCATTCGGCACTGCAGTCACGATCATCCTGCCCAACTTTGACAATGTGGTGCATTGCCATTCGGTCACGGCTGGCGAGTACAGCATCAGCACGGATGAGAACGGCAAGGTCGATACGCTCTACCGCGAGTTCCAGATGACGGTATACCAACTGGTCAGCCAGTTCGGCTATGAGAACTGCAGCGTCGTGGTGCGCAACATGTACGACCGACACGCGCTGGATCAGTGGGTTTCGGTCGTGCATGTGATCGAGCCACGCAAGAACCGCGACACCAACATGAAGGACGCCAAGAACATGCCGTGGGCATCTATCTACTTCGAAGCTGGCTACGTCACCGACAAGTTCCTGCGCGAGTCCGGGTTCAAGCGATTCCCGGCATTGTGTGGCCGCTGGGCGGTATCGGGCGGCGACATCTACGGCAACAGTCCAGCGATGGAAGCCCTGGGCGACATCAAGCAGTTACAGCATGAGCAGTTGCGCAAGTCGCAGGGCATTGACTACCAGACCAACCCGCCGCTGCAAGTGCCGACCTCGATGAAGCACAAGGATATGGACATGCTGCCTGGCGGTGTGTCTTACGTCGATGTGGCTGGCCCGCATGGCGGCATCCGATCGGCGTTCGAAGTAAACTTGAACCTGCAGTATCTGCTTGAAGACATCCAGGACGTGCGTGGGCGCATCCGTTCCACGTTCTACTCCGACCTGTTCATGATGCTTGCAAACCAGCAGGACTCACGGATGACAGCGACTGAGGTCAGTGAACGGCATGAGGAAAAGATGCTCATGCTCGGCCCGGTGTTAGAGCGGATGCACAACGAAATCCTTGACCCGCTGATCGACATCACGTTTGACCAAATGGCCGACTCTGGAATCCTGCCGCCTGCTCCGAAGGAACTGCAGGGCCATCAGGTCAACGTCGAGTTCGTTTCAATGCTGGCCCAGGCGCAGCGTGCCATCGCCACCAATGGCATCGACCGCTTTGTTTCAAGCATGGAACAGATCGCGCAGGTCAAGCCTGAAGTCCTCGATAAGTTCGACGCCGATCGCTGGGCCGACTCTTACGCCGACATGCTGGGCGTTGACCCTGAAATGGTCTTACCAACCGACAAGGTTCAGGCAATTCGCCAGCAGCGCGCGCAGGCGCAGCAGCAGGCCGCGCAGCAGGAACAGGCAAACCAGGCAGCAGATACCGCACAGAAACTGGCTTCTGCCAAGACCGACCAACCAAGCGCGCTGACCGATGTCACTAGGAACTTCAGCGGTTACACATGATAGGGGATTGATATGGCTTACATGAAACCAGGCTCACCGTTTTTGTATAACAACACGACCGGCGATATTGTCGGCGTCAAAGATGCTGATGGTGGGGAGACGATGTTTGTCACATCCACCACCAACCCGGATGGCTCTGTGAGTTTGGTGGTGGGTTCCACCGAGCTTGAGCGATTTCCAGGCCGTCCAACCATCACTAAAGAATGGACACGCCTTGCCGGGCCGAATGACCTGATCGGTTGGACTATGTCCCCCGATATTTCTACCAATACAGCGCAGTCCAAAGTCAACGAGATTTTCCGCCGAGAAGGTGCAGCGCTCAAAGTGACTGGCGGCAGCATGACGCAGGACTACGGAAACATCAGCAAAACTGCGCTATCGTGGGACTTGTCTGCGGGTGGGGTGGTCGCTATGTTGGTTTATGTGCACAACATGAATGACACCATCGCGTCGGGGTCACGTCCAAACCTGAAGTTATACCTTGGCACAGACTACAACAACTGCCGCTATGCCGTGTTTACCAACGGCGACCAGCAGTTGATGGAAGGCTGGAACCTACTGTTCATCCACACCAACGAATACAACAATTTTTTCAGCACGCAGAACCCTACTAACGTGACAGCATGGGGCGCGCGCGTGGCAAGCGTGGATAACCCGGCTCCGGCTGTCGTCGGCCTTGGGCATAACTTTGCCACCACGCCGGTCTCGTATTGCCGACTTGAATTTAATAATATTCACACTCAGCAGACGGATGTATTCCTTGAAGGCATCTATTTTGGCGGTGCTGGCCCGGCCACGCTGACCATCGGTTTCGACATTCAGGGTAGTAACCTTGATGTCTATACCAAACCCGCGATGGACGCCGCCGGGTTCAAAGGTTATCTAGCGGTCCCTATCGCCAATGCCGACCCGGCCAACCCGACCTATGACCTGATCACTTCCGAACGCGACCGTATCAAGCTGTATTACGATCAGGGGTGGGACATGATCCCGCACTCGGCATCGCACAATTCGCTTAATTCAATCGAGGACGCCCAGCGCATCGCTGACGAATACGAAGCCAGCCGCGACGAACTGCGCCGCCTTGGCTGTATCCGTGGGACAGACATGTTTGTCGCGCCGAACAACGCCAGCGACCAGCGTTCGATTTATGAACTGGCAAAACGCGGTTGCCGCTGGCAGCGCGCGTCGTCGCGTGTGTTCAACCTGCCGACGCTGGTGGGGCAGATCAATCCGCTGCTGGACGGCTCACTGGCCGGAGGCGGCAAGACGCTGGCCTTTCTTACCAATGCGATCGACTCACTCATCATGTATGGTGGGACTGCAAGTTTCTTCACACATGAGGTATATGGACTGCTGACGGGCGCAGGAACTGACGGTAACGGCACTGATTATCCAAGCACATCCCAGATGTACCGCAATACGTTCGAGCCGTTCATTGCCTATGTCAAGACTAAGGTGGACGCAGGGCTGCTGCGCGTGTTCACACCGTCACAGGCGCTGAACATCGTAGGTGAAACAATACCGCGCAATATCCTGACGATCCCGAACAGCAAGACGTTCACTGCTGGCACGTCGCCGTGGACATATACCAACCGCACCTATACGACGGTGCGCCTGCTGGTATCGGGCGGCACGGTCAGCGCAATCGATTTTGCGATGGACGGCACGAACTTCACCAGCACTGGGCAGACCGCTGGTATCTATCTTGTGCAGCCGGGCGAGGCGGTGAAGATCACCTACTCATCAGCGCCCACTGTAATCCAGCAGCGCGTGGGGCTTTGATGCGGGTACTCAATGCCACGCAGTTCAAGGGTGCGCCGGACTTTGGGGAGAAGCTGCCTGTCGTTTATGAGCAGTTCATCTTCGACGGCGTGACTCACGCCAATACCGGGACGCAGCTCAACACCGACAATCTGAAAGCGAGAATGGCCGGGAATGCGCTGGTGTGTCTCGACGTGGAAACCCACGGCAGCCCGCAGGAGTTGAAAGGGCTGACCCGCTGGGCTGATACTTACGGCGATGCGCCGTTCGGCTATTTTGGGTCTGCGCTGGAAATCCACGATCCGCGCATTCTAGTGAGCGGCTCATCACAACAGATCGCGTGGATGGCGCTGTTCGACCAGTACGCCAACATTCTGCGCAACACGGATGCGCTGTTCCCGTCGCTCTACACGTGGATTGCCGACCCGATAGCATGGGCGGACTCAGCGGTATTGATGATCGAGCAGTATCGCCGCGTTGCCCCGAATCTGCCAGTCTATCCATTCGTGTGGATGGAGTCGCCGCTCGACGGGCAAGAGGGCTGGTCTGTCGGGGATGCGATGTGGCACCTGCAAATCAAAACGCTGTCCAGACTGTGCGATGGGGTCGTGGTGTGGGGTGGCTATCGAAAGATTGCCGGGTCATGGGTGCAGCAGCCGTGGGATATTAATAATAAGTGGCTGCCGATCCTCAATGCCATAAACATGTAACAACACCCGCCACGCCTCTTAACAATGCGCACCCGGCGGGTTTTCTGAGCACCAACCAAGGCCACCCATATCGGTGGCTTTTTTACGCCCGATCAAACAGGGTGCGCGTATCGCATTACCTGCCATATAGATTGCCAACATGAGCATGAAAGACCCGACCGACATCCGCAGCCAGGATCGCGCAAGAGAGCAGGCAGCACTGCGCAACAAGCTGGCAGCAGACACGGAAGAATCAGACATCAAGTGGCTCATGGGTAGCAAGCGGGGAAGGCGGATTATTTATCGCTTTCTTGATCAGGCCGGGACGTTCCGCCTCAGTTTCAACACCAATGCGATGCAGATGGCATTCGCTGAAGGAAATAGAAACATGGGCAACCGTCTGCTGGCAGTGATCAACACGCAATGCCCTGAGTTGTATCCAGTAATGGTCAAAGAGGCAGCGAATGACAGAAGAAACCCTGATGACGAGTGAGGCCGCAAACACCACTGAAGCCCCAGCCACGTCCACACCGACCGATGCTGCACCCGCTACTGTTGCGGATGCACCCGGTCAACAGCAGGCACCCGAAGGCCAGGCAGCCGAATCCGCACCGGCAGAAGCAAGCAAGACCGACAGCGAGGCGAAGCCGCAAGGAGCTCCTGAAACCTACGAGTTCAAGGCACCAGACGGGAAAGAATTTAACCCCGAAGTGCTGGCCGAATTCTCTGCAGTCGCCAAGGAATTGAACCTGTCCAACGAGTCAGCACAGTTGATGCTCGACAAGATTGGCCCGGCACTCGCCAACAAGCAGCAGGCAATGATTGATGCTGCTCGTGAGCAGTGGGCCACCGATTCGAAGTCCGACAAGGAATTCGGCGGCGACAAGCTCAACGAGAACATGGCGGTCGCGCAGAAGGCACTTGAAACCTTCGGCACGCCTGAACTGCGCACCCTGCTGAACGAGTCCGGAATCGGCAACCATCCCGAGATCATCCGGGCGTTTTACCGCGCCGGAAAGGCAATCAGTGAAGACGGCTATGTGGCTGGCAAGGGCGGCAGCACTTCCGCTCCATCCATCGCACAGCAAATGTATCCCAACATGAACCCGTAACAGGAGAAGCATCATGGCAACACTAAGCGCAGGACAACTCACCCTTGCCGATTACTCGAAGCGCATGTCGCCCGATGGCAAGATCGACCCCATTGCCGAACTGCTTTCGCAGCAGAACGACGTGCTTGAAGACATCGTATGGAAGGAAGCCAACCAGGCCACATCCCACGTCACGACCGTTCGCACCGGCCTGCCTGCTGTCTACTGGCGCCAGTACAACGCCGGTGTGCCGTCCAGCAAGTCAACCACTGCTCAGATTACCGAGCCGTGCGCGATGCTGGAAGCGCGCAGCCACATCGACGCCAAGCTGTTGAACCTGAACGGCAACAGCGCAGGCTTCCGCCTGTCAGAAGAATCGCCATTCATTGAGGCGATGAACCAGGAAATGACTGGCAAATTCTTCAACGGCAACGTCGGCACCGACATGAAGACCTTTAGCGGTCTAGCTACCCGGTATTCGTCAACCTCTGCAGGAAACGGCGGCAACGTCATCCTGGCAGGCGGTGCCAGCACCGACAACGCCTCGATGTATCTGGTGGTGTGGGGTGAACAGACCGTGTTCGGAACCTTCCCCAAGGGTTCACGCGCTGGCCTTGCCAACCGTGACCTGGGCGAAGAATCTGTTCCGGATGGTAGTAACGGCTGGTATCAGGCCGCACGCAGCCTGTTCCAGTGGGACGGCGGCCTGGTGGTCAAGGATTGGCGCTACGTGGTTCGCATCGCCAACATCGACGCATCAGATTGGGTCGGCGTGACCGGCACCCAGGCGGCTACTGCCTCGACCAACCTGATCAAGCTGATGATGCGCGCTCTGGCCCGTATCCCCAACATCAACATGGGACGCCCTGCCTTCTACTGCAACCGGACTGTAAAAGAAGGCTTGATGATCCAGGCGCTTGAGAAGTCGCAGAACGCACTGAGCGTCACCGATGGCTTGAGCCAGTTCGGCAATACTATCCAGACCCTGAAGTTCATGGGCGTCCCGGTGCGTAGTGTTGACAAGCTCACCTATGCCGAGAGCGTTGTCAGCTAATTGATTGGGGCAGCTTTGGCTGCCCCATCACTCATTTTTTGAGAAGGGAAATATCATGATTACCGACGCATCCTTGCAAGTTTCAAACGCCCAGGCTGTTACAACTACCGCCGTATCTACTGACAAGATTAACTTCGGACTTCCTACGCGTGACATGGCGCCCGGAGAGGAACTGTATGCGCTTTTCTCGGTTGACACTACCGTAACGGCTGCTGGTTCAGCAACGGTCACATTTCAGATCTTAACGTCTGCTGCTTCTGACCTGTCCAGCCCGACCGTCATTTCGTCCACCGATGCAATCGGCAAGGCTGAACTGACGGCAGGTCGTGGCTTAATCAGCCTGCACCTTAACAAGACAATTTTGGCCGCTCAGAAACTTGGTCAACAGTATCTTGGCGTGCAGTATGTAGTGGCAAACGGCCCGCTTACGGCTGGCGCTTTCTCCTGCTTATTCGCAGACAGCGATGTAACTGACGGCAAGTATTACGCCAGTGGATTTAGCGTGCTGTAAGGGGTGAACGATGCCTGACTACATTGCACTGCAGACGACCTGGCTTTCCCATGAATGCCGCGAGGTCAAGGAGGGCGAACGCTTCACGACCGTCTTCCCTGATGTCAACGGCAAGCCGGTGAAGCTCGGGTCCAACATCGAACTGGCGAAGGGCAAGTCCAAGGCCAGCGAGACGGTTGAACCCGATGTGTCGCTCGACGAGCAGCAGGTCTGACGATCTCCCACCATAGAGCGCAATATGTGGGGGCCATTGCGCCCCCATTTTTTTGAACAAAGGGGCAAGCCGTGAGCAGCGAAATCGACATCTGTAATCTGGCGCTTGCGCACCTTGGCGACACCGCCACCGTGTCCAGCATCGACCCGCCAGAAGGTTCGGCTCAGGCTGAACACTGCGCACGCTTCTATCCCATCGCGCGCGACTCCCTGCTTGAAATGCATCCTTGGTCGTTCGCCACCAAGCGTGCACTGCTGGCGCTGACAACCTCGCCAAGTTGGAACTGGATGTTCGCCTACGCCCAGCCGAATGACGCGCTCAACCTGCTATCTGTTCTGCCAGACTTGGCATCGAGCGACGACCCGACGCAGGAATTCGATTCCGAGGTTGACGACAGTGGCAATGAGATCATCCTGACCAATCAGGAAACCGCATCGCTGATCTATTCCTGCCGCATCACCGACCCGACCAAGTTCTCGCCGCTGTTCACCGACGCGCTCGGGTGGCTGCTGGCGTCTCATCTGGCCGGGCCGATCCTCAAGGGCGATGCGGGCGCTGCGATGGCGAAGCAGTGCCTGAGCATGTTCGCGGCCATTCTGTCGAAGGCGACCGCATCGGATTCCAACCAGCGCAAGCGTCGGCCTGACCATACGCCCGCATTTATCGCGGCGCGCGGCGCCAAGCCCATCACCTCCTGGAACTTCTGATGGCGAACCTGCGCAGCCTTTCCATGTCGTTCTCGAACGGCGAAGTCTCGCCCGAAATGTTCGGTCGCATTGACGATGCCAAGGCGCATTCCAGCCTGGCGACCTGCCGCAACTTCATTGTCAAGCCACAAGGCCCAGCCGAGAACCGGCCAGGCTTCGCGTTTGTGCGCGCGGTCAAGAACTCGGCGAAGAAGGTTCGGCTGCTTCCGTTCACTTATTCCACCACGCAGACGATGATCCTAGAAATGGGCGATGGCTATGTCCGTTTCCATACGCAGGGTGCATCGCTGCTGGCCGGGACGCCTGCCGCCTACAACGGCGCCACGGCTTATGTCGTCGGCAGCCTTTGTTCAAGCGTCGGGGTCAATTACTATTGCACCGCTCCGACCACCAGCAATGCGCCGCCGAATGCCTCCTACTGGTATGCTGAACCGGCGACCGGCGAGTATGAAGTGCCGACGCCTTATGCTGAGGCTGACTTGTTCGATCTTCACTATGTCCAGTCAGCTGACGTGCTGACCCTGGTACATCCGAACTATGCACCGCGTGAGTTGCGCCGAGTGGGCGCGACCAACTGGCAACTGACGACCATCGTCTTCACCTCGCCGATTGCATCGCCGACCGGGCAGACTGCTACGCCAAACGTGGTAGACACCACTTCGTCATACAGCTACGTCATCACCGCTGTCGATGCCGACGGCTTCAGCGAGTCAACCGCATCGACTGCTGCGACCTGCACTAACAACCTGTTCACCACCGGGCGGCTCAATACCGTTTCATGGTCGGCGGTCACTGGAGCGCTGCGATACAACGTGTTCAAACTGCAGGGTGGACTGTATGGCTACATCGGCCAGACCACCGGGCTGTCGATAATTGACGACAACATCGCGCCCGATCTGTCGAAAGTGCCGCCGACTTATGAGACGGTGTTCAACACGACCGGCGCCTATCCTGCTGCCGTGTCCTATTACGAGCAGCGCCGCTGCTTTGCAGGGACGACTGCCAAGCCACAGAATATCTGGATGACAAAGAGCGGCACCGAGTCATCTATGTCGTATTCGCTGCCGACGCGGGACGACGACCGCATCGCCTTCCGGGTAGCCGCGCGTGAAGCCAATACGATCCGCCACATTGTTCCGCTGACGCAGCTTCTGCTGCTGACTAGTTCCGCCGAGTGGCGCGTGACCTCGGTCAACTCGGACGCGATCACGCCCAGCACGATCAGCGTGCGACCGCAGTCCTATGTCGGCGCGTCCAATGTCCAGCCTGCGCTGATCAACAACACCATGCTGTACGGGGCGGCGCGCGGCGGGCATGTCCGCGAGTGCGCCTACAACTGGCAGGCAAACGGCTTCGTGACCGGCGACCTGTCGCTGCGCTCGGCCCATCTGTTCGATGGCTACGATGTCACCGACATGGCTTATGCCAAGGCGCCGCAGCCGATTGTCTGGTTCGTCTCGACATCCGGCAAGATGTTGGGGCTGACCTATATCCCCGAGCAGCAGATCGGCGGCTGGCACTGGCATGACACCGACGGCGTATTCGAGTCGGTCGCGGTCGTGGCCGAAGGGAATGAGGATCGGCTTTACTGCGTCATCCAGCGCACGATAAACGGTTCATCGGTGCGCTACATCGAACGCCTTGCATCGCGTGCATTCGCCACCGCTTCCGATGCGTTCTTCGTGGATTGCGGGTTCACCTACTCCGGCGCCGCCGCGATCACGATCAGCGGATTGAGCGCGCTCGAAGGAAAGACAGTCAGCATCCTTGCTGATGGCTCGGTGCATCCGCAGCGCGTCGTCACTGGTGGCGCGATCACGCTCGACCAGGCGGCCAGCAAGGTACAAGTGGGACTTCCCATCACTGCCGACCTGCAGACCCTGCCGCTGGCGATGCAGATCGACGCCGCATTCGGCCAGGGGCGGCAGAAGAACGTCAACAAGGTATGGCTGCGCGTCTATCGCTCAAGCGGAATCTTCGTCGGCCCGGACACCGCACACCTCACCGAAGCCAAGCAGCGCACCACCGAGCCACCCGGCACGCCGCCTGCGCTCAAGAGCGACGAGATCGAACTGCTGATTACGCCGTCATGGGGCAACAGCGGCCATGTCGTGATTCGCCAGTCTGACCCGCTGCCGCTGACCGTGGTCAATCTCACGATGGAAGTCGCAATCGGCAGCTAGGGTGCGCGTATCCACTTGCCGTGCCTCTAATGTTGGCGCATTAACAGGGGGTTTCAGATGTTCACGCCCGACCAATTAAGCACGTTCTCAATGGCCTCCCAAGTTGGAGGAGCGATCACGTCGGCTGTCGGCGGGTTCTATCAGGCCAAGTCCACCAAGGCAAATCTGAAATACCAGGCCACGATGGATGGCATCAACGCCCATCTGAGCGAAATGCAGGCGCAGTCTGCACTGTCGCAGGGAAATCAGCAGGTCGCCATGCTCACTGAGCGCGCCGGGCAGGTACAGGGCAGCCAGCGCGCCGCCCAAGCGGCCAACGGCATTGACCTCGGAGAAGGCAGCGCCGCTGAAGTGCGTGCATCGAGTGACATCCTGAAGAACATAGACGCGGCTACCATCAGCCACAATGCACTGTTGCAGGCGTGGGGCTACCGCACCCAGGCAGTCAACTCGACCAATGATGCGCTGACAAAGAACGCCAGCGCATCAGGCATCAGTCCGACGATGGAAGCATCGACCAGCCTACTTGGCAGCGCAGGGCGGGTGGCTCAGTCGTGGTACATGATGAACAAGTCAACCAACGGCACGTCCATCAACTGATGGCGACCGTCCCGAAACCCGACGGTTTTAGCGTCACCCAGGCAACGCTGCCCAGCGCACAGGTCGCAGCGCCAACCACGACCGACTTTGGCGACAAGCAGACCGTAGACCTCGGCAATGCCATGCAGCAGACCGGGCAACAGGTAGGATCAATTGCAACCGACATGCAGAACCAGGTTAACACGGTGCGCGTCATCAAGGCCGCATCTGACGCCAAAGATATTCTGTATGACACCCTGTACAAGCCTGAAACTGGATTGCTTCAACAGAAGGGTCAGGCTGCCCTGCATCGTGATAGTGGGGTAGACCTGCCGACCGAATACGAAACGGCATTCAAGAAGCAACTGGACGAGATTTCTAATGGCCTGGGCAATGGCGCCCAGCGCGACATGTTCAACCAGCAGGCGCAGCAGTTGCAGGAACAACTGCGCAGCACAGCAATGCAGCATGTCGGGCAGGAATACAAGTCCTTTTATGGGATGGTGATGGATGCATCGGTGAAGACCGAGCAGAACGCCATCGCCAAGCTGGGTGCGAATGACCCGAGCAAGATCAACCCGGCCACCGGGCGGCTGCTGATCGAGGAATCCGTAGACCGCATCCGCGCAGCCGTGGGCGAGAAGGCGCGTCTGGCCGGTATGCCGCAGGTAGCCGCTGATGTCGCATACAATGAAGCTGTCAGCGGTGCGCACAAGATGGCAGTCGATGCCATGCTGGAACAGGGCAAGTACGACCTGACCGACACCTACCGCAACAAGTTTAAGGATCAATTGACCCCGCACGACGCGCTCGAAATCGCATCGAATGTCGATAGAGTGGCCGGGCTGCAGAATGGTCTGGCCGTGGTCAACAGCGTATTCAGGTCAGCGCAGCCCAGCCTGCAGCCGACCAGCATGGACTTGATCCATAACATCACGGTTCAAAGTGAATCGGGCGGCAAGCAGTTCAAGCCTGATGGCTCGACGGTGATCGGCTACAAGACGCTTCCGGATGGCACCAAGCAGGAAGCCGGAATCGGCAAATATCAGGTCACGGTCGACACCGGCAAGCAGTGGGCAAAGGAAATGGGCATCCCTTGGGATGAAAACCGCCTGCGCACGGATGAGTCATACAACAGCGCGCTCGGCCAGTACGGCCTTGGCAAGCTGATTCAGGCCAACGCGGGCGACCCGGCGAAGGCGTGGGCCGCATACAACGCAGGGCAGGGTGCAGTCGATAAGGCGATGAAGATCGACCCGGCAAACTGGATCGCGCATATGCCCGCCGAGACGCAGGCGTATGTGCAGAATAACATGAGCCTGTTGCAAGCTGGTGCAGGCAAGCCGCAGATGATGACCGAGCAGGACATGCTGGCGCAGGTGCGCAGCCGGTTGCCAGCCAATACGAATCCGAAGGTGCAGATGCAGATCGAGGCGGAAGTCGGTCGCCAGTACACGCTGATGAAGCAGGCGCACGACCAGCAGCAGGCGCAGGGCATGACCGATGCGATGACCGCGCTGCGCTCCAACGGCTTTAGCATGTCGGCGCTGCCGATCAGCATCACGGCGAACATACCGGCTGACAAGTACGATCAGGTGCTGAACTTCGCCAAGAGCGGCGTGCAGGGTTTGCCGGTGAAGACCAACCTGACCCTTTACCAGAACCTGATGACGGATGACAACTACCTGCGCAAGCTCACGCCCGCGCAGTTGAATGCCACTCAGGGCGAACTTGCGAAGCCTGACTTCGAGAAAGTGCTAGCCCGCTATCACGATGTCATCGACCCGGACAAGGCAATTGGCCCCGGCAGCCTGAATCATGTTGCCATCACCAACACTCTGAACTCACGCCTGGCTCAGATGGGAATCGACACCCGGCCCAAGTCCAGCGACACCGAAGGCAACGCCTACATGGGCTATGTGCGCCAGCAGGTCAACGATTGGGTCACGCGC